CCTTTGATATCCGATACTTCAAAATACATCGTCCCTTCCGTTTGGCCTATCAAGCCACTGACGAGCGCACCCGATGCGCTGATGACGTCTGCGGAACGGCTGACTGTGCCTGATGTTGTGGGGATGTATGTGGTAGCGATGCTGCCTGCTTCGACTTGTGCGCCCCAAGTGTAGGCAGTAAGGCCTAATGCCCCTGATGCGGCAAAAGAAATGCTGCCGCTTGATGCAGCTAAGTTAAACGATACAGTTCCCTGTAAGTCCCCCGATGCAATAGTGTATGGCGCAGAAATAAGCCGATACCAGCCGTTGCCGTAATCTTGAATGCTTGCCCCTGCGGTTATAGCCGTGCCGCTTGCAAGGCTGAAATACGATGTAGCCGTGCCGCTTCCACCTGAGTACAGACCTAAAGACAAGGCACAAAAGTTGAGCGGATTGGTTGCCCCTGCCTTGACGAATAAACTAAACGTATGCTGCCCTGCTGCTGTTACTGAAATTGCTGTACCAGCATAACGAGTGTTTTGCGTTGCCCCACTTGCTGTGCCTCCTACATATTTGTTAATGCTCCCGCTCGATCCATCAGGCGCAAGGAAGTCCGTACTGCCTGTTGTAAATGTAACTCCCCCCGATGCTGTTGGTGTGTCCAAAACATTCATCAAGTTGGCGTTAGGTGCAAAGTTCGTGCTTGCAGGCTCCACCAACAAGGCAGGACACGACTGCCCCAGCCAATCGATGCGCGGCACTCCCGATGCGACGCTCTCAATCAAACCGCTGCTATTCACGCGCGTTGCCGTTGTATTGCGGCTGACGGTGAAGCGCATCGTGCTATCCTCCGCGACAAACGGAGGCACGTCTTGGTATAGGTTGCCAGCCTTGTAGAATTGCGGAACAATCAGCAGCGAAGGCGTCGATGGCAGACCTGCGTTGTAGGCATTAACACCCCGAGCTAACAAGCACGGAGCATCCTCAACGGTAGCGCCAGCAGCCTTAGCGCCTTCAAGCGCCTTGTAGAACTCCGACTTGTACGCGCCATTGTTGCCCAGCATCGTCGCGTTGGGGATAGCGTAGCCCTGGATCATAGCGCTTAGTCAGTATATGCAACAGCAGTGCCAGCGGCAATCGTGACCGCCTTAATCGTCAAGCCCTGTGGCGCACGCACAATCATACCGGTCTGCCATTGGAATGTAGAGTTGAAGCCGAGCACTGTCAACAGGTTGCGATCCAACTGATCCGTCAGCGTGCTGATCGTCGTGTTCGGCGTGTTGATGACCAGGAACTTGATGCGCTGATTTGTCAACGCAGCAGCGGTAGCTCCCGATCCACTCACACCCACAACTTGGATGTTGAGGCCATCAGCCATCATATCTTGGGTTACTGTACTCATAGCTTTGTGTTTATTGTAAATATACCTTAGGTCGGAATTTCACAAACTGAATGCCCCCAGGGGATGTCAAAACTTAGCGCAGCCGTCCACCCGGCTACCTTGTCATCCCTGGCTTCGACAAACCTGGTCAAAGCCACGCTCTCCTGAAGTGTCCATATCTCATCGGGATCATCCGTCAACGATGCAATGAAGTCCTGAGCCGTGCGCAGCTGATCGCTCAGCACCTCGTCTTCATTGTCAGTCCACCGGTAGACAACACTGCCGCTGATGGTGGCATCGAGACCACGCAGGTCTTCAACGCGATCCATCCAATAGCATTGCACTGTAAGCGTCAGCACGCCCCTCCCCGCCTGTGCGGAGATGACGTCAGCGAATACCAAGGGATAGGCAATCCTATCCCGGTCGCTGGTGCGTAGATTTATTACATTGTCCGTCCCGATTGCCAGCGGATCCCCGGTCCCGAAGCTGTTCACCTGGGGATGGTTTACCGCTCGCGTCATCAGGGCGTTTTTGATCTTTACCCAAGACATAGCGTGCCAGTTTTAATACGTTGTTTTTATGCGCTCCCATTAGCAATTATCACATCCATACCAGCCTTCGTCGTTAATGCCATACGGCCTATCCAAGCCGACGCCACGCATCCGGTATCCGCGATCCAGCACCATGCCCACGCGATAGTTGGTGGCATTCGGGTAGATCGTGTCAATGGCCACCGTTGGGCTGTTGAACAGCGGGTAGTCATTGCGGTTCTCGACCAGGTAGCGTGTCACCCGCTCGCTGTACCACTCCGCATCGCTCTTGGTGCGGTCCATCAGCCTGGTGATCTCATCGACATTCATCGCCGTGCTCTCCGTGCTACTCCGCCGATCCATACCTTTGTTCATATACTTAAAGGCTAACACCATTGGCAGCTCAAATTGCAGCCACTGAACGAGTGCCGGCTGGATGTAATCTTCCAGCAGCGTCGTGTTCAGCGCACTCACACTCTGAGCGATGATCTGCGCCTTAATCTCGTTGTACAGCGGTGATCCGATGATTGGCTGTATGCGCATCTCCTGCACCTTGATCAGCGTCGGCCGTATCTGCGTGTAGCTGACGTTCTCGTTGATGATGCTGTTCTCGAGCAGCGTCTGCTCGCTGATAAATAGTGCTTTGCTCATGGCGCTTCTGTTATTCTGTTTCCTCTGCGTATAACTGTGACCTGCTCCCAGATATGGCGGCATTGCGGTGTGCGGATGTCCGCCGGTCCCGGTCTGCGATACCACCCACCCCTACGCGCCCAGACGCTGTATCCCATGATCTGCGATATTTGATTTATCTCATCCCTGGTGTAGACCTTGCCGCTCTGCGCCATCTGCAGCATGATCGTGCAGAACTCCCTGCTGGTCTTGACATCTCTGTTGCTGAATCCAGGTGCCCATGCGTAGCGATAGCGCATCTCCAGCGTCGGCACCTCCGTAGGCGCTGTCTCCTTCTGGATGGTGTCAATCACCCGGCGGATGGGATAGCGGTTCTTCTGCATCAGGTATGCCACCCGCTTGCGTATGCGTTCACGGCTGACACCAAACTCCCGCGCCATCTCTTCCACCGTTGCATCTAAGTTCCTGCGCCGGTACTTGATGATTTTGTCATCCAGCTCTTTCTCTTCTTCATCCAATGCCGCAAACGCCTGCTTGGTGGCGTTGCTTATATCCTCTTCCAGCTTACCAGTGAAGTGCAGCGGCTGGCTATGCAGGATGACGTAGTCGCTCTCCTGGCTGCCAAATGTCGAGGCCACGCGGTGCAGGATCTCGTACTCTTCGTTGCCCCAATCACACGTCGCATCCTCATAGTCCTCAGCGCTGAACTCCTGCTCATTCACGCCCAGGAATGCATCGACCTGCTCAGCACTCAAACCGAAGCCAGCACCCAACATCGTGCGCGCTTGCTCCAAGTTAATCTTGCCCTGGCCATAGTGTCTGACGATGCGCATCAAGTTCTGATACTGCCGCCCCGATAAGGTGCGTATCGCTTCGTTTATGGGCTCTGCGGTCGCTTCTATGGCGAGATCTCCCTCGCCTGGCTCTATCACTTCACCCGCTGTTTTCAGTGGCTCTAATCCCGCTTTTTCACGCAGCTCATCAGGTGTCATGATTGTCATCAGCGCCTGCTCCGATAGCTGCTCGGTGATCGGCTCAACCGGGATCAGCGTCAAGCCTTCAACGCCGTTGAACGATGCCAGGTAGTTGATAGTCCGCTCAATCCTCTTGATCCGATCCTGAACGTAGGTGTTGCGGAATAGCTCAAAGGCTTCCACCAGTTCCTTGCGTCCTCCGAGCTGTCCTTCAACACGAACGCCAAACAGCTGAGGGTTGGTCACCCGGTGGCTGATGAAGATCTCCTGTTGGACTGTTTTATTCAGCACCTCAAACTGCTTATCCATGTCGCTCGGTGTCAATGGCAGCATCGTTGGTGCCTTGGTGGCATCATCGTTGAAGGTGACAACAAAGCGGCCTGCGTTATCCGTGCCGCTGAACTTGCGCTTAATCTGACGCTCAATGTCGACCTGCTCTTCGGGCGTGGGGATGCCGTTGTTGAAGTTAATCAGGTAGCCTCCCCAGAAATTGTTGCGCAGGTTGTTGTTGTGGAAGTTGGCGATCTCAACATCGGCCTCAATCCACGCCAAGCCTCCAAGGTACTCCGGCAGTGGGTAGTACTTCACACCAGCTGAATAGCAGCGGTAGTAGAACAGCTGCTTGCCGATGCGGTTCTCAGGATCAAAGGCAGGGATGCGCTCGATGTCCTCGACCTTGGGGAACTGGCGGATCATCTCTTCATTGTACCAGTTGGCGATTTGGAACATCTTCTCCTTCTTATCAACGCGCACACGCTCAAAGGCTACATGCTCCATCCTGGCAATCTGCCCGGATCGTGACCAGGTGACAGCAATGGCCATGCCGTTGAACAGCTCAAAGTCGAGGCACAGCTTCTGCGTGAGGTCGTTCAGGTCGTCAACTTCGTTGGCGTCGCTGATAAATTTCTCTTGCTTAGCCCTGGTCTCAAGGGTGCCTTGCTCATC